CATCAATAACGCAATCGTCGCCAACCACAGCCCACCATCCGACGCTGAAGGGTGACGCAGAACCCCAATCCATAGACCTAAAGCGCAGCCACCCATCAGGAATAACAAATGGTCGCGTAACGTGACGTTCATAACTGAACTCCGGAAAGAATGCGCCTAGCGTTACCGACCAATCACCTTCAAGCCAAGCTCGAACTAGTTCAGGAGAACCGACAGACTTGAGCATGCCTGCATATTCTTCGGGGTTGATATGCTTATTGTCCCAAACATAACTTGGAATGAACACACGCTCCTTGCCAGTTTCTGGATCGACAATTGTCTTCCAACCACCAGGCGCCGGATCTATGTATCTGGCCTTTACCCATTGATGCCCCGGACCGCCTGGATTACCCGTTGCTCTGAAACCGACAGGCACACCATGGCCGCTTCGCAGCGTAGCAAATAACTTAAAGATAGGCGCCGGACTTGGAAATGTACCAATTTCCTCTACGTATACACGTGTATAATTGTGCCCCTGATAGCTATCAGCATCGGAATCACGTTCCAGATAAGCAAATCGTAGGCGAGCGCCATTCGGGAAGCGCCACATCTTGGATTGCTCATGATATGTAGCACCAAGACGTGGATAAATTTGCCGGCTGCGTTCTATCGTCTCGACAAGCTGAGTGATACTACGACGAAACATAATGCCAATTGCATGTTCCCCATAATCTTGGGCATGCCTCAGCCACTCCCCCAGCACACCATCAGTCTTGCCACCCCCACGCGCGCCACCAAAGAACACCTCAAACTTTGGGCATTTGATAAGAGCCCATTGCTTAGCCGATCCTGGCTCCCATATCGGGGCAGCCTCAGTGCGCGCGGTCGCGGCTACCATTGAGATTGCCCCCAGCAGCAGTTGCCGCCGTGACAGGCTTGCGAATTTCTGCAACTAGTCTGTCCCATTCATCCTGCGATGCGGTCTTTGGCACTTGAGCAAAGACATGCTCATTGACGTTATGGTTCTCGGTCTGCTGTACAACCTTGCCCTCTATTCGCTCGGTAACGAACTCGATGGCCCATTGCTGACCGGCTTGAGCCTGAGACATCACAGAGCGGACAATGTTTGCGAGCGCCTTACCATCGTTTTGCTTGACCGCAAGCCGCAATGCATCCGTAATTGGCTTTTCCCAAATCTGCCGTCCTGAATTGCTGTTACCGGCCATTTCTAATAAAACCTAAGCCTTTGCCCCTATTGCCAGAACCATAGAGGCGTCCGCCATCTAGCTGTAGCGCCGCCATTCGGAAATCGCAATCTGGCGCCGTTCGGAAAGCGCCACATTTTCTGCTGCTCGTGATGCGCAGCGCCGAGCTGTCCGTAGATCGCCTTGGAGCGCTCGATCGTCTCGACAAGCTGCGTCATGCTGCGGCGGAACATGATGCCTATGGCGTCTTTACCGTATCTCTGAGCGTGCTCTAGCCATTCGCCTAGAACACCGTCGGTCTTGCCTCCGCCACGAGCCCCGCCGTAGAATACTTCAAATGTCGGGCACTTGATCAGCGCTGTCTGTGGCCCAATCTGTGGTTCCCACACACAATCAGGATCTAAGTGCTTGCTACCGCCTCCCCGAGATCCGCCATAAAGCTGATCAGTGTGGAGTGCTATTGCCGCTACCATTGCTGGGGCCAGACACAAGAACTGCCGCCGATTGACGTGCACGCTCAAGCAGGAACTGTTTCCATTCATCATGCGATGCCTTGTCTGGCACCTTCACGAAACGATGTTCATTGACATTGTGGTTCTCGGTCTGCTGCAAAGGCTTGCCTTCAACCCGATCAATAATACCAAGAATAGCCGTCATATCCCCTGCCAATGCGCGAGAAATCCAAACCGAAATCAAATTGTTAAGCGCTTTCTGGTCGTTCTGCTTGAGCGCAAGACGCAATGCCTCTGTGATCGGCTTGTCTAATTTGTTGCGGCCGCCTGGATTGCCACTTTTGCCTTTCTCAAATGGCATTGCTATGAGTACCTAATTCGTTGTTACTATTCCCAGAACCATAGAGGTTGGCGCTTCACCCATGTAGCAGTGGCGCCACCATTCGGATTGTCGGTAAATTCAATCTCCCATGGCGGGTCCACAATGCCGTCGAACACTTCAGTTGCCGCGCGCAATGCTATTTCAGCAATTTGATGGTGAGACAATCCACTCATTGAATGATCGTCTTCATGCCGTCATGCGCGTAGTGGTTGCAGCACCATTCGTCTTCGACGTGCTGGCCATTGAGGCGCGGATCGGAGTGGTGGCATGTATCGTCGCTGTAGAAGCGGCATGTACCGCACTGGAATGCAACGTCCTTTGCATTCTTGACCAATCCGATGGGATTACCTTCCATCTCGTAAAGCCTTTGCGAGGTGGTGCGGCTTGGCCTTGTGCTTAGCGCCGTATTTCTTGCCTCTGTCGGCCTGGTGGAACTCCTTGGCCACCGAGACGGGTATGCCTGCCTTTGCGGCGAACTCCGGGTTATGCGCAGCTGCTGACATGAACTTCGCTTGTGCTACGGACTTGGAAGGCATTTGCTAGGTCTTTCTTCAGCAGCCAGACTTCGTCATCGTTAATTTTCTTCTGATCTACCTCACGATAGAATGGCATGCCGCACCATAAGCTAGGCCAATAAACCCTATATGACCAGACGCCCTTCTTATGCTCATAAGGTGTTTTGGTATCGTGCTCATCGCCGAAGTCATCGATATAGAAGTCATGTATCAGGATATGACCGCCGTCCTTGAGCACCCGATCGCCTTCTGCCGCGATTTTGAAGTAGTCTTGCGGGTCACAGAGGTAGAGGCAGAAGCCGTAGATTACGAGATCAAATTCACCATCACCAAAAAAGCTTTTCAAATCATCCGCTGTTCCCCGCGCTATCCACTCACGTGCGCCGGATGGATCAATGCCTGCTATTTGACACCGACGATATTTCTTTTCCAGCTTTTCAAGCCGCCATCCGTCAGCACAACCAACTTCAAGCACAGATGTCGGCATGAGCCCATGCGCTTCGATGAATTCGCTGACTGAATCATTTTGACCCAGCTTGTCCCGGTTCCGTTCGAGCCACGCCTGGCCCTCCCCTTTCAGGAATATTTCCTTTTGCAGCATTTCAGGAATATTTCCTTTTGCAGCATTCTCTAATGCCCTGACTTTATTTTCCAGCTCTTGGATGCGATCACGAATATCCCAGATGTCCCTGTCGTCAAAATAATCAGTAGGCATTCAGGCTTCACTTGTCCATGGATGAACTTCCACCGGATAGTCGAAGTGCTTATCCCGGGGCCGCCATTTGTGTTCGTGGCCCGGGAGGATATGCACCATCAGAACCGCGTGCGTATCGCCGGTATCCTTGTTGACGCGCGTCTGGATGTAGACGCTATGCCAGCCAACCCATCCAGGCTTTGGCTTACCTGCTGTTGGCGGTCCATCAATATTGTTCAGCTCGGCGATCAGGTTCGCAGCAGCCTTCTGGATGGAATATTCAGGCATTCTGACCTTTCAGAGCTGCTACCGAGGTTCGCATCATTTCCACGGCGCCTGGCTTATCGCCTTTCTCGTGATATACCGCCATATCAAGAGAATGGTCCGGTGGCTGGCCGGCCTTGTCCCAGGCTTCCACCGCACGCTCTACGGAATGGTGCGTCACAATCAGGACCGTACGTCCAAAGTATTTCTGTGCCGCATCCGTCACACCTGAGAAGATGCGTTTCTTGAACTGGTTGAATGACTCACCTCCCGGTATTGGCTGATCTGGCGTCTGCGTGAACTGGTCTATGAATTCCTGACAATCATCGCATGCGGCGCCTTCGTACATGCCCACGTTCCAAGTGCGCAGGAGTGGCGAGAATTCCGGCTTCAGACCGATATGCTTTGCGATGATTTCCGCGGTCTCCGAGGCGCGGCGCAAATCTGAGGAAAACATACCTACGATGCCTTTGCCTTTGAGCTTTTTGCCGGCCTGTTCGGCTTCAGCCTTGCCTTTGGCTGTCAAAGGAACGTTCAACCAGCCTCTGACGCGTTCGCCTGTACCATCCGAATTGAACTTAGTGTCACCGTGGCGCGCGAGATAGATTGTCTGACTGATTGGTTTCTGCAGAGCAAAAGCCAAGTGTTGTCTAGCCATTTTTCAATGGTGGCCCCGCCTGTATGCATTTTTTGAACTCACCAAAGGTAGCTTGCGCAACGATTGGTCCGGCAGCTTCGCAAGATTCCTTTGTTGGATATCCGGGGATGGCCAGAAATCCATATCCAAGCATGACAATAAGCATCCAACTCATTAGCCATCTCCGCTCACTGGCTCCATGAAGTAGAGAGCCTGTGCGATACGAATCAAATCCGTCTGCCGTTCACGCTTCTCGATCAGCAGATCGATGAAATTCAACAAAAAATAATCGCTGGATACCTTATGGCTGATGAATTCGCCGCAGACATCGCGAAATTCACGGGGAAGTGTCGGCAAATGGAGCTCATGAGTTGGTGCCCCCGCTCTCATGGTGGAGCTGGCCTAG